TCTTGTCGGTCATTGGTTGTAGCTCCTCTGTGGTCTTGGCTTCGGTCGCTGCAACCTCTGTAATCGTAGCACCGCGGAACGCAGGTGCTGTCACTAATGATAACTCCACCCAGTCGCCTTTGGTGATAACCATCGTGCCTGAGTCGTCGTAACTGAACTCGATGGGGTTCACGCCGACGCTGACCGCATCAATGGCTTCATCCTTGATCAGTTCAATCATGTCATTGCCCTCTGACGTGGCGCTAATTCGGGCCGTGAACAACATGCCCTTATCCGAGTCCACCCGGCCAGTGACCACGCCTACAGGCTTGGTGTCGTCGTGGTACTTGAGCAGCTTTGGCTTCTTGCCAGTGGTCGGCAGGCTGCCTTTGGCGAACTTGACACGAGTGCCATCCGAGACGGTGGCTTCAGTATCCCAGGGCACAGCGACACCTGAAATGGTGCGTGGCGTGTCGCCTTCCTCAGCGATTACGAATGTGTCGGCGGCTGTCAGTTTCAGCATTAGTCGTTCTCACTCTCTGTAGGTAGTGCCGGGGCAGGTGCAGCGTTGTCCTCCCCCGGCACATTGTTTGCTTCCTCCAGGTAGTAATCAACGTCAAGGTAAATGTATCGGCCGCGTGGTGTCACATTGTTCATGCTCAATGTCTGCTCGATGCACTCGATGTACGGTTTGGCACCAAATAGGTACAGGTCTTGACGCGCCTGCAGCGCATTCTGATAGGTCATGCCTGAACCAGTGGGTGCGCCGACAAGGTATGGCGGAATGTTCGCAACACGCGCCATCTCAAGCGCCTGATATGTCCGGGCTTCCGTCAACTGCAACTTGCTCGGATCCATGTACGACTCTTTCCAATCGACGTACTGGTTTAACGCGGCAATCGCATTGCCTTCACGTGCCCTGGCGAAGCCTGCGGCCAGTTCGCTTAATTCCTCAGCGCTCAATGGCTCGCCTTCGGTCTGTTTGAGTACGCCTGCTGGTGTCTGGTTGCGCGCAAAACGCTCAGCACTGGTATCGAGGTTCAGGTTGGTGCGGATTGCCCTGGAACCGCTCGAAAGCAGGCCTTGAATCGGGCTGATGAATTGCACCACGTCATTTGGAATCAGTTTGTTGCCGTTGAAGTAGACCTCTTTGCTGGGGCCGAACCACAGTGGGCCGCCCTGGTCACGAGTCTGCACATCGGCCGCCGGAATCCAGGTGAACGTGGCTGGGAATCCGTTGCCGAATCGGCTGGTGATTACCCAGAATGCGCGGCCGTAGAAAATCAGGTCATCGACTGTCCATGACATGATGAATGCCCTGGTCACGTTCGGGTCTGGCTGATGAAACCATGTGTCATCAGGCATTTCAATATCCTCGTACTCGTCATCCATCCACTGTTTCGAGTATTGGCGAATTGGTAGGCATCCAATCATTCCGCAAATGAGATCGCGTGAACGGCTGATAGTCGGAATCTGGATGGCGGCCTGACGGTCAAATCCGGCTGTGTAGGTCATGAAGTTGCCGACGAATGGGTTGCCAGCAGCGCCAGCAGCACCCACCTGGGCGTTAGGAGTGTTCTGTGTAGCGCGCTTTAGGGAGAAAATTGCCATCGTGCAGTCAGTCTAGGCGCTGGATGCAATCTGTGGTCTGTTGACCATCGGTCGCGGTCTGCTCATCATGCCAACAGCCCACACGAGACACCGGGCCAACTCAATCGGGCCACTCGACTTTGTAGATGACAACGCAAGGCCGCTAGGTGTTTTGACTGCTACAGCGCGGCCGATGTGTTCAGCCAACATCGTTTCACCAGTGTGATTGACGCGGCCCTCATTGATCAGCTGCCGGACAAGTTGCGTGAAGCGGCCAATCTCCTGATAGCCGACAATGATGCGCCTGCGTTGTAGATCAGTCGGACAGTTCGTGTCGAGCGTGGGCGTTATTGCCAGCGTGAGCCCTGGATTGTCACGCAACTGTTGACGCACATTATCCCATACCTGTGTCACGGTTTCGCACATGAATGCGACAGTCGCAGTCAGAATCCCAGCAGTATTGGCGTTCACTCTGACCGCCACGTATCTCCCATCGTCTATCGAGACTTCGCACGCCAACACTCCGCCTGGTACGGGCCGCGATTCGGTATGCAACGATTCCCAGCGCCCAGGCTGCAGCCAGGACAGTTCGCTTTGTACCCATAGGTTCACGCTAGAACGCAGGAATCCGGCACGATTAGGGCCTTTGGCTTCCTGCTCAATGGTGCGAATATCGAGCGTGTGTCCGAGCGCTGGGTTGGCGTACTCCCATGCAGCTGCGCTCATCGGGTCTAAATCAGGTGGCGGCGAATACTCCGCCAGATAGATGCCAGTTGCTTTGCGTTCATCAATGGCGCGTATGCCCTGCTCACGCCAACGCAACATGGCAATCGAATCCTCGGTGCCTGCCGTTGACCACATCGAGCAAAGCGGATTAGCCCTGGCACGTTGCGTCGGTAGCAATCCGATGTCAAGTGTCTCGGAATCAATGCCGAATACTTCGTCAGCGATAATCAAATCAATGCTCATGCCATGACCAGCGCTAGGCCGAGCAGCTTTCACCCACCATTTGCTTTGCCCAATTTCGCAACGATTGTTTGAGTATTGCCACACCACTTTGGCACCGAACTTTTCCTCCAGGATTGGCGCTAAGTCTTGAAACAAGGAAGTTGCTAGATCCAGTCGGTGTGCCGTTGTCAGGATGTTCTGCGGGCCGGCTTCAAGTTGGTAGTCGGTGAGCCACCATCCGAGCAACGCTTTGAGCGCAACCGTTTTGCCGTTTTGTCTGGCAACACTGACGAGCGACATGGGATTACACCATTTGCCATCAGCGTCATACGCAAGCTGACCGTCAAGTACGTGCCGCTGCCAGGGCATGAGTTCGACACCCAAGACTCGCTGAGACCATGCTGCAACATTTGGCCCATGTGATCCAACGGCATTCGAGACAATCGTTTCAATTCGCGGTCGGTCATGACCTTTTCCTTTCCGTTCCAGCCTTTTCGTTCCGCGCGAAAAGGAAGATGGGCGCGGGGGCTTCGACTGATGTTCATCCAAAAAACGTTTCGGTTTTCGTTGCGATTTCGGTTTTTGTTTCGTGGCACCGGGTCTTGCGGCTTGCGCCCGGCGTTGTTTGGCGGCTTTGTAGTTGGCACCCCTACGTGCATTGCACTGCTTGCAACTGGGTACGAGATTCTCTGGGTCGTTGCTGCCGCCTCGGTCTACTTCAATGATGTGATCTGCCTCGGTGGCTTTACGTTTCTTGCACCAGTGGCATACCGGGTTATCGCGTAGGAGTTCGGCCCGGGTTTTGGCCCACCCGGCGTTTGACCGGGCACGCTTGTTTTTGGCTGATGGCATGGGGGTTACCGCTGCCGCACTTCGTTTGGCCTAGCGCGCGCTTCGCGCTTGCTACTTCTGCTAATCATCGACTCTCACTGTGTGTCAGGCTATGCGATTTGTTTTCGGTATGTGTGTGGTATGTGTGTAAAGTCAACCTCTCTCTAGGCAGGGTTTGCCCAGGGCCCTCTGCCGTTCGTTGTTTCAGCACGAATCCACTGGCCACATGATGTATCTGGTCACATGGTCTACCCAGCCTGTCTGACGGGCGAAGTATGGGTGATGAGCCCACCGGGATTTGCACCCACATCAGGTCACGCGGCCTGAACGCACCAATGCGATTGGCGTACTAGATATCGAGTGATAGTTGTTCTTTAGTGCTACGTCTTGTTTGCCAGCCTTTTTGGCCAGTGTTGAATGCTCGCTCAAATGTGCGAATGCGATGGCATCTGCAACATACTGGGTCGCATTTTTCTAATTCTGCAATGGTGGCTGCTAAGCCATATTTATGACACTTCGACAAGATGAATCGTTTTTGCTCATCGGGTCTGTGATCTGCATCAATTAGGTAGTAGTTGTCTTTAGTAATGACGAAATCGCAATCCATGCATTTTCGGGCTTTGATTCGCCAAGCTCGGTAATACTCAATGCATTGACGATTACGAGTGCTGCGACCTTTTAGTTTCTTTGTTCGGTGGTAACGCGCATTGCTATATGCCCTCATTTGCGCCAATCTTTGTTCTCTAGTCACCATGTCAGAATGGTTCCTCGTCTGCTGGCGCAGCCTTCCAAGCCTCAATCACCTTGCTGGCCTCAGGCTTCGTCAGTTCATCCAGTTTTGTAATCTGTCGGCCCAGCACTTTGCTCACGCCCTCGACTACGCCTTGCCCTGTCGCAAGACCTTTAGTGCGTGCCAGGGCTCGAATCATGCCCAATTGTTTATCAGACGCTTTGGCTTTCGGGTCACGAAACTTGATTACGTTGGTGGTTTGGGCTTCGCCTGTGAATGGGTCTGGCACTGTGCCGCCATCTGGGTAGGTGGCTTTCTCCTCGGTCACTGTGGGCTGTTGCCGGGCCAATACCTCTTGCTTGCTGGCCATCTTGTGATCGATGCCAAAGCCCATCATGCCCAAAGCGCGGCCGAGCGCTGATGTGCTTGCGTTCATTTGCTCTGAGTCGCGTGTGTATGGGGTAGTGCCGGGGAATGGCTCCCAGCAGTATGCGATGACTGGTAATGCGTCATCTGGTTCACGCCAGACGGTGCAACGAATCTCGATGTACAGCCTGTCGTTGACTTCTCTGAACACTGGCTGTGATTCCTGTATGCGTAGGTTCGGGTGCTTGTCAAGTGCCATGCGTAGGCGCGTTGGCACGTCAACATAGTTGTCAAGGTTGAAACTCATTTGTCCTCCAGTAGTTGCATTAGTTGGAACCATTCGGTCACTGGCATTACTGCCATCCATTCACCAACATCGGTAAGGCCTGGGCGTTTGGCAATGATTACGCCTGCGTATGCGTCAGCGTTCACGATCTGGGTTCGCAACTGCTCAAAGTAGCCATGCCATGAATGTGCTTTGCGGTCTTTGACCTCAATGACGACACCGGGCCAGCCTGTCACGTCACCTTTGTCAGCGTGTGTACCTGCTTGGATACGGTCAGCCTTGATGCCTTTGCTGCGTAACCATTTGACTACTGCTAGTTCGGCTGCATGGCCTTTGCGTTTCTGTGGGCTGGTCATATTGCCCCTGGTGGCGCGTCGTACAGCGTTTCTTTGGCATCGATCATGTGCAAGCAGTTCAGATACCCGATGGCATCGATTAGTGAGTCCTCGTGCATCTTGCCTGCGTCAAGTGATTTCATGAGCCGGGCTATCTTGACACATACCATGAACATGACCGCTTGTTGAACGCTTAGGTCGATGCCTGTGGCTTGCCTGAACAGTGCTTTGACTTGCATGTAGTCGTTCCAAGGATGGCCGTACTGTTGCATTCGTTCACCGTTTTTGGTGAGTTGCCATGCGCGGTACGCGGCATCACCTGGATCAATTCTTGTCACTGCTGCTGTCCTCCATCGTGTACGCAAGATACGCCAGGGCTGCCACGATGTATCCAGCAAAGCCGATGAATGCGATTACGTCAGCCATCGATGCGCCTGTAGGTAGTCCAGTTATGCCATCCGTGATGCGTTGCGATGTGCCAGGCGATGAACAGATTGGTTTCGGGGTTCATCAGTTCTTGGCATTCATCGAGCAGGCCTTTGGTTTGTAGGTAGCCACGTGGCCAGTAGCGGCTGGGTTGGCACCAGAAACTGTTGATCTGCATCAGGCCGTATGACTGCCCGTTGTCTCCGATGGCACTTGGTAGGCACATGGATTCGAGTTCCATGACCTGCAGGGCTATCCATAGGTCATCCCATGCGAATCCGCTACGCAGGGCTAAATCGGCCCATTCGCGGCATCCTGGGCCTGTCCATAGGGGGTAGGGGTTTTCGTCGCTCTGAAGCGTTTGTGGCGCGTCTGGCGGCGTGTCAGCCTCAACCTGGGGGTATGCGGTTGAGGCTGGCACGATGCCCCAGGTATCTACTTCCGCCTCCTGGGTTGACATCAAGCCCACGCCCAACACGAGGCTTGCCGCCACTGCGATAATCGACAGGGGATTCATGCGACGCTCGGATGCATCGGGCCGCCCTCGTCCCAGGGCAGGTGTTTCATCTCTAATGGCTCACTCCACCCTTCTGCTGGCGTGTTTCGGAGTCGTAATTGGCAACGCTTCAAGCGGCCGTACTCGCCTCTGAAAACTACCAGGTGGAACTCCTGCCCGGTTTCGTGACTGTATCCAGTCAGCACCTCGTAGGTGATGATGTTTGGTGTGGTCATTTGTGGCCGCCTCCAACGGCTGATTTCACCTTAGCGCTTCTTTCGGCGCTTGTGGGGGATTTGTAGCCTTTCAATCTTTCGCACCATTTTCATGGGGATGACCAGCACATTGTCCACATCGCCATCATCGGCGCAGGTCTGCACCAAGATCATGTGTTTGGCGTTTGGTACTCGATGCCAGTGGCCGACGCTGTACACCACCTGGGGCTCGTCATGAATCTCGGACAGGGCTTTCCAGCCATCGTTGCTGTGTACGTATGCGTCATGCCAGGTGACTCGCACCAGGGGGGCGTTGGTTAGTCCAGCCATATGACGTACTCTGCCGCAACCCTGCCACGCACCGGGTCGATGAAGTGCAGACGCTGGCTGGGTGTGCCTGTGGCCGCGACGAACTCCCTCGCGTATTCGTTATGTGACTCTGGGGAGCCTGTCACGAATATGCGGCCGGCGTTGCTCATGGTCAGGCTCATGGGTGTGTGCCAGTGGCCCATGTAGCAGTCGGTAAATGGCTCGATGACTCCTGATGCCCAGGCATTGACCTTTCGCAGGATGCCGAATGCTGGGGTGTTGCCACCGAATGATTTGATTTCGTCGCCATGCACGAGCAGGCCTCGATAGTTGCCAATCGTGAATATCTGGTACCAGTTGTCTGATTCCTGCCATTCTTTGGTGGCGTAGCCAATCTGGTTGCGCGCGATTTGATAGGCGATGCGATCGATGTTGTCCGATGCTGCCAGGTCGCCCCGGCGACCGATGCGGCCGTGATTGCCGTACTCACATACCACGCGCACAGTCTTGAAATTGTGCTTGAGTCGCAGCACCACACTGGTGATGATCTGTGATACCTCGAATAGTTGCTCGTAAAGCAGGCTGTCCACCTCGTAGGCCTGGCCGGGGAATATGCCGATGCCCTCAACCATGTCGCCACCGAGCAGCAGCACCGCTTCATTGACCGGGTGGTGCTTGCGTTGAATCTCGGTGATGGCAATCGCTTTGTCCACAAAACGCTCAATGCGTCTGCGGCATGTCTCTTTGTCGTAACTGACGGTCTTTTTGCCTAACTGCCAATCGGTGCAATGCAGCAGTGCCACTTCGGCTTTTTTGCTGTTAGGGAATGTCCTGGCTGGCGGCAGTTTGACCGGGGGTGTGGCTAGGGCTGCATCCTTTGCGGCCGTGTACACCGCCTGCACCAATTCGTCGGTTCGATGCTTGAGTTTCGCGTAGGCCTGCTGTGATCGTTTTAGTGCTTCGCGCAGCTCTTGGGCTGTAGCGATTTCTTGGGCTTCATCCGCGAGCGCCACGTTTAGTCCTTATGCGAAAAACGACATTGTGGTTGACATTCTTGAAACCGTATTTCTTGAGCAGTTGAGCGATGGCATGGTTGCTGTACTCCAAGTCATCAAAGATTTCGTACCACTCAGCCTTGTTTTTCTGCTTGGCCAGCCATGCTTCCAGGTCGGCTTGCAGGTTTGACTTCTTTTTTATTTCGTCGCGTAAAGCCATTTCGGTGATCCTCCAGGTGTTGGTCAATCTTGCTTTCTACTCTACGAAGCACCTTAGTGACCTTTGCGTGGTCTATGTGGTTTTCTCGACGTGCGCGCTCAATCATCCAGGTCGGTAGTCCGGCTGCTGTGATGATGGCTATTGCGCTAATCAGCGCTACCCAGATTTCGGTTGGCATGCAGGTCTACCCACTGCTGCACTTTTAGCGGTACTTTGTCGCCTACATAGTAACGCAGATGCCACGGCTCGCTTTGCAGCTCCCAGGAGAATCCGAACCAGTCAGCGTTTGCGAGTAACCATTCGAGACGTTTGCCACCTGCTTCCGAGATATCGACTGCTAGGCCGAGTGGATGAAATCCGGTGCCGGGCACTGCCATGATTGCGAGCCCTGGTTTTAGGTAATATTTTTCGCCTTTGTACATGCGTACCGATTTGGTGTTGGCGATTGGTG